TGATCCTGCTTATGAAACTAAATCAATAACGGCGAGTTAATTATGGCAACTTATAAAGAAGTACACGGAACAAATATTCAAGTCTTATCTTCAGACCCATCCGTAACAACGAATGGACAAATCTGGTATAATTCAACTGCAGGAGCCTTAAAAGGTTTTGCTAATAAAGTTAATGGAAGTTGGGCTACTGGCGGAGCGATGAATACAGCTAGAACTGGTTTAGGAAGTGCTAACGCAGGTACACAAACGGCTGCATTAGGTTTTGGTGCAAATACGTATGGTAACCCTGGTATAACAGAATCTTATAATGGATCTACTTGGACTGAAACAGGGGATTTAAATAATAAAAGAGAAGCTTTAGCAGGTGCTGGAACTCAAACCGCAGCTTTAGCTGTTGGTGGATATTATGATGCTAACGAAGATTACGCTGAAAAATTTAATGGTAGTTCTTGGACAGAAGTTAATGACATAAATACTGCACGAAGATATTTATGTGGCGCAGGAGCAACTAACACAGCTTCTTTAGTTTTTGGAGGATATGTTGGTGGACACCCTCCTTCAAACCCTAAAGCTCAAGTTTTAACAGAATCTTGGGATGGATCTAGTTGGACAGAAGTTGGAGATTTAAATACTGCAGTTAGTAGCGCTGGTGGATGTGGAACTCAAACAGCTGCAATAACTGTTGGTGGTAATTTATCGCCGGGTATTACAAATAAAACAGAATTATGGAATGGAACTGGTTGGACTGAAGTTAATAATTTAAATACTACTAGATATAACGATCCAACGGCAGGGACAACTACTGCGGCTATATGTATGGGTGGATATGATCCCGCAACTGATGGTGGTGCCGGTGTAGGCACTACGGAAACGTGGAACGGAACATCTTGGACAACAGGTGCGACTATGACTACAGGTAGATATGGTGGCGGAGGAGCAGGAACAACCGCTTCTTCAATTGTTTTTGCAGGCTATGTGACGGGATCGGGTACTGTTGGAAATACAGAAGAATATACTGGTCCAGAAGGTCAAGTTACTGAAACTTTTTCTACAGAATAATACTTTACAAATACTTTTTAAAAGTATATAAAATAAGAAAGAAGGATATAAAGATGAGCGAAAAAAAAGACATAAAAGACCTTATACAAAGAGAAGAACCTAGTTTAAATAATTTATTAGAAAAGGATGATTTATCTTCATTCAAAGGAATGGTAGATGAACTTCGTGATACATGGACTAAAAGACAAATGTTTCGAACAGAAACAGAAGCAAGGTTTTCTGTATTACAAGATAATAGATACCCAACTAGAGCTGCAAAATATTGGCAGTGTGTTAGAGAACAATCCAGCTATTTAGATAATTTAATGCGTCTATCTTTTGACTACAGAAGAAATGATGCAAAAATAAAATGGCTAGAAACTAAAGTAGAAAACGAAGAAGATGAATATAAAGCAACAAAATATCAAATAGATTTAGATGAAGCTAGGTTTGGAAAAGCTTCTATGGAAAAAGTTGCTAAACATAGAATGAGAGAAATTAAAATGTGGTCTAAGTTAAAAGGAGAATTTAATGATGGATCATTTAACGATAAAGACGTTAATAAACATCAATTAGAATCTTATCACAAGCAGTATTCATACAAGGCTAAAACTTTAACTCCAACTTCTTCTGAAACAGAAGTATTTAATGTAATGGGACAATTAGAGTCTCTAGAGAGGATTAAAAAATCAGGGGAATTAGAGAACAAAGTGGATAAGAAAGAAGAAATTACTCATAATGCAGACTCCAAAAATCAAATTTGATTTTGTATTTTTAGGTCAAAGTATTTTAAAATACGAAGTACCCTTAGATATATTTCACGCTCTTAATATTATCTATGAAAAAAAATATAATGATTTATTTAAAGCCAATGGACAACTGGTAGGTAAAATAGAAGATGAACATTCTTTATACTATGATGGAATTGATCAAGTAAAAATGAAGAATCATAACCATTTACCGACTAACGTTACCGATTATTTTTTTAAAATGTTTAAACATTATTTAGCCTTTAATAAAATTAAGGACTATCATTTACATTTAAACTCTATATGGGTTAATGAAATGAAAGAGCATGAATATAATCCAACCCATGTACATAGAGGAAACTTGTTTACAGGTTTATCGTCAGTTATGATATTAAAACTACCTTCCACTTTTGGTAGAGAATATTCTGCAAGCCATGTCCAACAAAACGGTAAGTTACAATTGTTTGGATCAAGTAGTGGTCAATTTGCAAAAATAGATTATCAGCCCCCTATGAATCTTAGGGATTTTTATATTTTTCCTTATGACATGCGTCATACAGTCTATCCTTTTAATGGTACTAAAGAAAAAAGAAGAACGTTGGCTGCAAACTGTGATGTTCAATTTGATCCAATTAAAAATAGAGGTACAGCATGATTCCAACAGAACCTAAATGGAAAGCGTTAATTGTTGGGACACTTGGAGACCCTATATTTACACCCGAGCAATGCCAACAAATTATTAATACAGGCAGAAGAGAGACCAGGGTAACAGCTGAAGTAGGAGGCCAAGCTACAGGACAATTAGATACTAAAAAAAGAACATCTTATATTAGTTGGATTCCGTTTAAAAATATGAAACCTATGTACGAAAAAATAGAAGCAACTATGAAAAAAATTAATCAAAATCACTTTGGTTATGAGGGAATGGAAATAACAGAAATGGCACAATACACAGAATATCCAGAAGGTGGTTTTTACGAGTGGCATATAGATTCAGATATTACTTGTGAACACGAACCACCAGTACGAAAAATTTCAATGACTCTATTACTATCTCCTGAATCTGAATTTGAGGGAGGACATTTAGAAATTACGTCACAAGATAAAGTAGCTCCAATTAAACAAGGACATGCTATATTTTTTGCATCTTATCTACAACATAGAGTGAAACCTGTGACAAGAGGTATTAGAAGATCTTTAGTAATGTGGTTTGGAGGGCCCCCACTTAAATGATTAAAGAAGGGTTTTTTCCTACACTTGTGTACGCTGAAGATTTTCAGTTAGATACAAACGAGCTTGCTCATAATATAATGAAATGGTCTCAGGAAAATGAGGGTGTTCAAAAAACAAATGTGAATGGATGGCATAGTGAAACCGATATGAATAAAAGACCTGAATACCAACCATTAGTAGATGAGTTATTTAAGATGGTTTATAGAATATTTGATGAAGAATGGTTGGATAGAAAACCTATTTTAGGAAATATGTGGGCTAATATAAATTATAAAGGAGGTTTTAATAAACCTCATGTACACCCCAATGCATTATTTAGTGGTGCTTACTATGTTAAAGCTCCTGCTAATTGTGGTAGACTAGTTTGTCAGGATCCAAGGCCTGGTATTCAAACTTGTATGCCTACTAGAAAAAAAGGACAACCCCCTAAATATTTATGGAGAGATATTCATATTGATCCAAAAGAAAATAGAGCGATAATGTTTCCAGCATGGTTATGGCATCAAGTTGAACCCAATCAATCAGAAGAACTTAGAATATCGGTAAGTTTTAATTTTATACAAGATGGCTTCGCAGTTTAAAGTAATATATAAAGAAATGCCCGTTGAGGAAATCTCATATTTAGAAAGGCCTGAATTTTCACCAGAAGGAAATGAAAAGGATTTTTATAATGTTTTGAAAGACTCAATAATTAAGAAGGGTATCAAAGACCCTGTTCATATTATATATGGAGGAGAGACTTACGGGGATATATTTAAAGTAATTGTTGGTAATAATAGAATGGTAATAGCAAAAGATTTAGGGATAAAGAAAGTGGCTGTCGTTATTGTTAATTGTAAACCAGATACTTTTCCTATTGAAGGAAAAGTTTTAAATAGTGATGAGGAGATTAGAAGTTATTTCCATATTCCGGATCAAGTTCAAGTAAGAAGAGACAGAGAAACTGGGATCATAGATCAAATAATGCCGGTTGTCTTTCATAAGGTAAAACATCATTATGTTTAGAATACAAAAATATCAAGTGATTAGAAAAGCATTAAGTTACGAGCTGGCTAATTTCCTTTATAATTATTTTTTACTTAAAAGAGAGGCTGTAGCATTTATGTATGAGAATAACATTCATTTTGAATCAGGTCTATTAGGAACCTGGTCGGATAAACAAGTCCCAAATACCTATTCTCTTTATGGGGATTTTGCAATGGATACTTTAATGATGAAAATGCTTCCTGTTATGAAAAAAGAAACCGACTTAGATCTGACACCTACATACTCATACGCAAGACTCTATAAAAAAGGGGATATATTAGCTAGACATAAGGACAGACCAAGCTGTGAAGTATCCTGCACCCTTAATTTAGGGGGAGATCCGTGGCCTATATTTATAGATGGCACAGGATCCAATAATGTAATTGATGAATATAAAAATATAATGAAACCTGACGCTCCCAAGGGCACTAAACTCTTACTTGATGTTGGCGATATGCTGGTATATAGTGGATGTGAATTAGAGCATTGGAGAGAACCTTTTGAAGGAAGTACTTGCGGACAAGTGTTTCTTCATTATAACCATGTAAATGGTCCTTTTGCTGAAAAAAACAGGTTCGACAAAAGGCCAATGTTAGGTGTTCCATCGATGGGGAGCACATAATATGATGGAGTTATATGCTACAAAAGTTAGGTTTTTTACCTGGATTCAATAAACAAGTCACACAGACTGGAGCGGAAGGCCAATGGTTTGATGGTGACAATGTTCGTTTTAGATACGGTACCCCAGAAAAAATAGGTGGTTGGAATCAACTAGGAGACGATAAGTTAACTGGTGCAGCTAGAGCTATTCATCATTGGGACGATAACGCTGGTATTAAATACGCAGCTATAGGAACTAATAGAATTTTATATGTTTATTCAGGGGGAGTGTATTATGACATTCACCCAATTAGAACTACTTTAACAGGTGCAAAATTTACAAGTAGTTCTTCATCAACAACAGTTACAGTAGTATGTACTGGATCTCATGGTCTAGGTGAAAATGATATTGTAATGTTTGATAGTGTTACAGGAGTACCTGCTGGATCCACTTATAGTAATGCTACTTTTGAAGATGAAAAATTTATGGTAACTTCTGTTCCTACTACAGATACTTTTACAATTACAATGGATACTCAGGAATCAGGGACGCCTTTAACTACAAGTGATGGAAACAGCACCTCTGTACTATGTTATTATACAGTAGGACCTTCTCAACAATTAGGGGGTTATGGTTGGGGTACAGGATTATTTGGTGGTACTTCATTAGGCCCGGCAACTACAACACTAGCTTCTGGTATTAATGACACTGTAACTGATATTCCTTTAACCAACTCTGCTGCTTTTCCGTCAACTGGAGAAATAAGAATTGGAACAGAAGATATAAGTTTTACAGCTAACGATACTTCTACAAATACTTTAAGCGGAGGTGCTAGAGAAGTTAATGGTACAACAAAAGCATCACATAGTGGTGGTGACACTGTAACCAACATATCTGAATATGTTGCCTGGGGTGAAGCGTCTTCTGCTGACTTTACTATTGACCCAGGTTTATGGGTATTAGATAACTATGGAACAAAATTAATAGCACTTATTTATAACGGTAAATGTTTTGAATGGGATGCAGCGGCACCTGGTGCTGTTTCTACAAGAGCAACTGTATTAGCAAATGCACCTACAGCATCACGTCATGTATTGGTATCTACACCCGATAGACACTTAGTATTCTTTGGAACTGAAACAACTATCGGTTCCACTACAACTCAAGATGA